TACTTATGAGCCAATATAGGAAGTAACTGCATATGCCAATAGCAGAAAGGGCGGCAACGGCAATAGTGATGCCAAGACTCCATTCCTTAATTCTTTTGCTCCTACGCGCCTTCTGTGCGATAATTCTTTTTCTCTCATTTTCTTTCAGTTGTTTCCTGTTCTTAATAAATTTCTGATAATCTTCCCACAAGCCGGGGCGACCGGCGTAGATAAACATTTGTTTTATCTCATAATTTTTTTGCTTTATCTCTTCTAAAGCCCAGAAGTGGTCCATACATCCTGCGTCTGCTTTACGCTGTATCTCTTCTTCTGCATCAGCAAGCTTAGTGAGGTGCTTGCCCATTTGACCGACAGACGTAACGTGGCCTGCAAGTTGTTTAATACCACTGATTGCCTCGTTAGCGAGTTGTATTGCGGCAATCGTTTCGATGAACATTATCTTTTTTTCCGTGCGGCTTTTTGACGTTCTAGTTTGGCTATCTGTTGCTTGCGGTTGTAGTCGTCAATGTACTGGTCTCGTTTCTCTTTAGTCCCCACAGCCCTAAAAGGTGTTCCTCGAATTTTGTAAGTAACCATCTCTGCGGCACGGGCTGGTTGTTGAGGCAACGCTTGTCTTGCTTTAGCTAGGGCTTCAGTGTTTTTTGCGATGTTTCTTTCGTACTCCGCTCTAGCTTTTGCAACGTCTTTAACAATTTGAACACGGGGATTTTGACGAGTAAACGCCTCCATCACTGCTCTTTGATCTTTTGTTCTCTCGTCTTGTATTCTACGGTAACGATCTTGAGCTTCGTTAAGTCGCTGTCGTGTTTCTTCAGAAAAAGAAGTGGGGTTACTAAAGTCTACGTCACTAAATTCCTGCCTAAATTGTTGGGATAGTTGCTTTGCTATTTTAAGCCCTTCTTTCTGTGCCGTCCGAAAAGACTCTGGAAGGTCCGCTTCAGCAATAAAACGGGGAGGTTCCTGTTGAGTTGCACGACGCCATCCTTCAGCAAGATCTCTTGCCTGTTCTCCGGGAGTTACCTGTCCTCCCGTAGCCATTTTTCTACGACTCTTTGACCACCGCTCCGTGTACTTCATTACACATTGACCAGTAACGCTACAGCAGTACCTACAATAGCTAGTGTAGATCCCATGATCATGGCTTCTAAACGCCACATACGCTTATCCAATGACTGCAAACTATCCTGTACATACTGGTAGCGGATAGCGCATTCAGCCTCGTGCTTTTCTAGTTGGCTTTGCGTCGAGTCCATCATTAGATTTCGTCAGGCCAATCGTCTATTGGGGCATTGCCAGTAGGATCTCCGTTTTCATCAACAGGAGCATCACTTAAAGCATTAAATGCCGCTTGATCCGCCGCATTGTTAATCGCACTCTCAATAGTATTACTTGCAGTACGCACTGCCGCACGATAGGTGGTCACTTCAGATGGGACAGTATAGTCCGACACTTCTGTAGCCTTTATGACCTGCCAATCTGTTTTTTCTAGTAAATCCCCCGCTTTTGCTTTCACCGTAGCAATCGCATTTGCTTTTTGTGTTGCAAGATCAATCACAGGAGCGGACACCACCGGATCATCTACCCAAGCTAACCCTGCGGCTATCTTCTGATCATTTGTCCAAATGTTCCAGTTTGAAGGGTGCTGAACACCGTCACTGTTAGCCCATGACCGGCCTTCTCTTACTCTAAGACCTTGATAAGTCCACATTATTTATTACCTCGCATTACCGTATTTGAATGGTGTCTCACCAAATGCCATAAAAAGAAATGTATTGTTTCCGTTGTTCCACGCTGTTGAGCCTGAAGCAACAGAAAAACCATTTGAAAAAAAGTCGCCCCGATATGTAGCATCAGTGCTTTCTGCGCTTGATGAGTCAGGATACAAACCGGAACTTGTATCTTTAGGGTTAAATGCTGACCCACTTGTATTAGGCCGCTTATTATCGAGAATAATCCAATTAGCCGCACTGTCGAAGTTTTTAATCATAACAAAAGCAGGAGCAAACCCTGTGTATACAAAGGCTCCGTCGGATTGCCCAGCCTCTTCGTTACCTTCAAAACTACCGAATTTACTGAAACCATCGACACTGTGGAAGCAGTAGGCAATACATCCGTCACCATCAAAAGCTAACCCTGATCCCTGCCCAAACACTGTAGTTGTAGGATCTGAGTCTCCCCATATGGCGTTTGTCCCTGTGGCTGTAGTAATGTTTTCATTTAGCTTTAGGTACTTTCTATTGGCCATAGTTCCAATGGCTTTGTGCCAAACAATCCATTCTAAACTGGAGCTTGAATCGTACCCTTTTACAAGTATCATTTCTGGCGCAGAGCTTAGTCCGTGCCCGACAGTGTTGCTAGTTGTACTATACGTCCAATCAACAATACTAAATCCACTATCCGTATTGGCAAGAACTTTCGACTGTATCGTCCCTTTAAAATTACTAGACCCCTTTGTAAACGGGGTATTTGCCTGACCACCCATACCAGAGTGACTGCTACAATAGTAGTAAAGAGTTGGTGCGCCTGCGGCTACGGTAATTCTTGTGTAAGCCCCTGCTGAACCGGGCGTTCCGTTCGTTGTAACACCCGTGGTGTACTCAGATCCGCCGCCATGAGTTCCATCAGATGTTGTTGAGAAACGAAGAGGATGTCCAGAGTTTGAGCTATCAGACTGGTCAAAAGTGTAGGTGCCACCTTCAGATAACTCTAAAGTTACAGCACTGCTTCCAAAGTCGTCAAAGCGGTATTTATTCCCGCTATCAGAAACAACCTTTACTGCATATGTAGCCGACTGCGCCGTTCCAGAAGATTTCCAATTCCATGCAACGTAGTCTTCCCCTAATGTGTTTACCGTATTGTCATTACCAATGGTAAAACCGTTTTTATTAAAGTCTAGCAAGCCATTAGGTGCGTTTGCTTGAGAGGGATTTGTACCCGGATCACTTAAAATAACTTTTTGTATACCACGAACACTGTCGTATAGCTGATGAGAATCTGCTTGATCACGGTTCTTAATCCACACAAAGTCAGGGGATTCAAGGTTGTTCTCGTCAACCGATAGGTTGTTCTGAGAGAGAGCAGTGTAGCCAGTTGGTGGAGTATAAACAAAACCAAGCTGACCAAAATTTATGGAGACAGAAACGCCTTGCGAACCAGAGCCGTCTCCAACAACAGGATAAGCTACATCTGAAAATTCACTTCCAACACCAAAAGACCCTTGAGAAACATTGTTTAAGTAGAACTCTAAAGTCTTAGCATCCGCATCATAAGCAACGCCCACAGTGTCAAACGCTTGCATTGCACTGCCATAACTTGATGCAGTGCCGTTAACATATTTATTACCGTCCTTATAATACCCCGCAGAGGGATCACCATCATTTAAAACAAAGCTATTAGTTGTAACTGGTATCGCTTTGCTATGTATTCCTATTGCAGGGCCATAACTTACACTTGAGCCTAATGTTACCTCCCAGTAATGCTTTCCTGTTCGCATACCAAGCGTACCTACGGATCTGCGATTAGAGGAAGTTCCTGTGGTAGTAAACAGGTTTCCATCAGTAAAGGTGTTTCCGCTATCTGAGTTAAAGACAGCATGATTATCTGTAGGGCTATCTGTGGTTTGAGAATCCGCAAAATTCATGTTGTTTAAGGTCCAATCATTAGACCCTTCTTGATCGTCTATCGTAGTAATTACAGGAGAGCCAGTAGCGGAGATTGTTCCTAAACTATTCGGAGAGTATGAGTAGCCAGAAAGCCTCTCTACTGTTAAAACAATCTTATCCACTGGATTCATATTTGCAGACATGGCAGATATGTTAGTAAATCCGGGCATATCAAACGTAACTACTCTGCCCGTTCTTGCAATCCTAAAGTCTGCTGGACCTAGCGTATACGTTCTTGCCGCTGTGCCTACTTCTAACAGTACGTCCTCAATTTGATTACTGCCATTGTAAGCCCATAAATTGTCTTCAGTGCCACCAGATGTCTGCACATGAGAATCACTATAATAGTATCCCGCAACAACGTTGTTGTCTGAATCTCTTAGCCATATTTGATACCGAACTAAATCATTACTAACATTGGTGATAGTCCAATCGTTGAAGGTGATATCAAAATCCTGATAATCAGCGGATAAAGTATGCGTTAAAGTACGCCCATTCCAACTACTGCTACTTGTAGGAGCAAAAGAAACCGTACCATTAGAAAGGGAAGTGCTACCACTTCCAGATCCTGTCCAGTTACTAAGATCTGACCAGTATTCTGTAAAGGACAGGCTTTGGGTAGCGGGGGTTGTACTAGAAAAATCTAGATGGAAACCATTAGTACCATAAGTAAGCCCAGAGACTGCTTTAGGAATCCAGATTCCACCTGCATCAAAACTACCAAAGTCTGACGCTTCGTAGGCTGTACCGTCAATGAAATGAACTTCCGCTAAATACGCATCTAAGTAAGTACCGGAAGAAGATACGCTATACGCACCTATTGTATGCAACGTTGATGCGGCGTTTACGGCCAAACTAGAACTGCCAGATAACGTAGAGCGGTCATCGGAGGAGAAATTTGTTTCTAGTATGCCGTTAACATAAACCTTTATCCTATCTGCGGCTGTTGACTCGTCAGTTTTAACAGCAACCACAAAGTGATCCCAAAGACTTAGGTTTTTAAACTGACGGCTTGCTGTAAGTTGCCTAGTTGTTGAGCTTCCATCTCGCCAAACAACTGTAAGAATATGGTTGTTAGCATCGTTTCTTAATTGTATATAAAACAATTCAGTCGTAGCACCACTAGCTCCAGCAGAAAATAGATATGTTTGGTTGTTAGTCTGCGCTCTTTTGACCCAACAACTAAAAGTAAAGGTGGTTTGACTTCCGCCCGTACTGGGCGTACGGCTTAGAAAAGAACTGTTGTCATCAACAAAAAGAAGAGAATTACTGATCGTAGTTGTATCAGCAGGTTTCTTAGTAACATCACCAACCTGTAACGCTCCACCGTTACCTGTGTATGTAAATGTTTCAAAGTAATCTCTACCTTCTTCTTCGTTTGAAGGGTCTGCTAAAGCAGGAGCGGGCAAATTACTGGTACATAATGCTTTTGCTCCTGTCGGAACCGTGTATTTAAAGTCCCCTATACCCTCTGAATCTGAGTTACCTCCCGCAGTTGTTGCTCCTGCAAATGTTCCGTCTTGTCCAAAATTGAACGTTGCGCCAGTGCCACTGCCATACGCAAATATTTGCGGAAAGTAATCGTAATCCACTGCGCTCATGTTGGATGTCCAAGAAGTTGGTGACGCAATTTGTGTTCCATTTTTATAAAGATACACATCACCATCATCAACATACCATCCCAAAACATCCCCAGAAGACGAAGTTGGGGGAGACTCGGTAGAAATAACTGTTGTGCCGTAGCGAACACTTGTCTGGTTTATTCCATAGGAATAGTTCTCGTATTCATCATACCCAGTATCGTTAATTAGATTTGAACTGCCGTTAGCTAGACCTGTAACTACGTTAGTTCCTGCATTAATGTAAACTTCCCAGTACCACTTTCCTGTTTTGGGCACAGCAAAAGTAGCAAGTGCGCCATCCCAGCGTGTAGTTGTATTGGCAAACTTTAAGTTTCCTTCCGAAAGGCGGAAGTTATAAGAATTGTTTGCATCTAAAACGCAAAAGTTATTTGTTGGACTGTCTGTTTTGTAATCATGGGCACCGACACTATTTTCAGTAAAATGGTTGTCGTTACCGCTAGCGTCATTGCCGTTTGATGTCAGAGGCAAGTACCAACCGCCCGTGCCATATGTTACGCCAGTAACTTCTATTGGAACCCAAACTCCACTTTTTGTTTCACCAAAGTATTCAGGGCCATAGTTGTACCCGTCCATAAAGTGAAACTCTGTCAGGTACCCTCTAAATGCCCTCTTACCCGCACTTGTTCCTTGGTAGCTAGAGAGAGCCCCAACTCTCCAACCACCAAAACCAGTATTAAAATCATGAGCGTCATTTAATGGGGGATAAGTTTCTTGACTAAATTCAGTAACTCTAGTTCCATTAACATAAAGCCTTACACGCTCAGATTCGACAGCGTTAGCACTATCCCAATGCCATATAACATGAACCCAACCCGCTTGGTCCCTAAACTCTCTATCAGTTATTATGTAAGCTGAAGTACCTGACGTTGGGTTAACGTACAGACTTAACGTGCCTTCACCTAAAGAGTTTGTTCTGAGCCGAAAACCACGGTTAGTTCCGTTAGTGTTTTGAAGGAAAAACTCTCCCTCACTAGAAAAGTTTGTATATATTCCACTAGCCCTTTTCCACCAAAAAGACCATGTCGCTTTTGTGGTATCGTCAACAGCAACAGCCGCACGAGAAAGGCTGGCAGAATTAGAACCGTCAATAAAAAGAGAGCCATTGATAGTGTGCGGATAGAATGGATCCGCCCCTGCGCCGAAAAACTGGGAATTATCAAACATTATGCAAACGCCAGTTGAGGTGCGCCAAGCAGAATACGCCCTGATGCCGCAACGATGTATGGAACAATATCAGTTGTGCTTGCGGCTGTAGACAAAGTAATTCCACCCCCCGCCGCTGTTTCGTAGTCAGTACCTAAAGACAAAGTACGACTGCCTGTGCCGTCTTGAATTAACACAATAAACCCAGACTGTCCTACGGCCTCTGTCGTCGGGTTTACAAGCGTAACGTTACCTGTAAGCGTCAGTACAAAGTTCTGATACGTTGCAAAGTCTAGAGTAACATTTCCTGTGTTTGTTGTGTCAGTTAGAGTAGAACCACGCTGTGCCTTTGAAAAGGTTTGAGTAACATCCGTCTTTGCTGTATCAGCATCGTGTGCTTGAACGGTAGACCCAATTGCAGAAGATAGAAGTACACCGCTGTTGGTGTACGTCTTAACATCTGTCATAGCAACCTGTACCATCGTACCGCTGTCGTTAACTACCACCCGATCTGCGTCAGCAAGGGTTGTTGAAGTAGCAGAAGTATCGCCATCAAGAATATTGAACTCAGTAGCACTCGTAGTTACATTATCGAGCTTGTTGAGTTCAGCGGCAGTCGCAGTGACACCCAAATCAGAAAGGGCAGATACGTTACCCTTAGCATCTAACTGTGTCTGAATATTGGATGTTACGCCGTCAACATAGTTAAGTTCTGCGGTAGTGGCTGTTACGCCATCCATAATATTGAGTTCAGCAGTGGTAGCAGTAACACCATCTAGAATGTTTAGCTCGGCTGTGCTACCTGTGTAGCCGTCAATCTTGTTAATCTCTGTCGCTGTAGCTGTTACTCCATCAAGAATGTTTAGTTCTGCTGTAGACGCTGTCAATCCGTCCAGCTTATCAAACTCTGTGGTTGTAACGCCTGTTGCTCTTAGGTCTTTTGCATAGTTGAGATCAGCAACAGCGCCCGTAAACCCGTCTAGTTTATTTAATTCTGCTGTAGTAACAGTCGCACCATCAAGGATGTTAATCTCACTAGCTGTAGACGTAACACTCGTTAAGTCTGTCGGTGCTATCGATATATTAGCCGAACCATCAAAAGACTGCCCCGCGATAGTTCGCGCTGTTTGTAGCGTCGTTGCTGTACTCGCATTTCCCGTCAGCGGTCCAACAAAACTCGCCGCCGTCACAGTCGTTGTCGAGTCAATTTTTGCCCCGGTAACAGCATCATCTGCAAGACCAGCAGTAGTTAACTGTGGCCCTTCACCTGTTGTTCCATCGTGCGAGTGGCCTGTCGAAGCATTAAATGCCGCTTGGACCGCGTCGAACTCCCCGTCAAGGTCTGACGCATTAATGACGTTACCATCCGCAATATTATTAGAAGTATCGTTACGAACGTATCCAGTTCCCATTTTTTACCTCCGACCGTACTGGCCGTATTGAATTAGCATTGAATCAAGTGAGTACGGCGGATCATCCGAAACACTTGAAAAGTTAAAAGACACAACGTTGCCTGACCCAACAAGCTGTGTATCGAAAATGTACTGTAATCTTCCGCCAAATTTTTCTGTACCGTACTCTGCTGAACCGTAAAAAGAGACTTCTGCGGCCTCGTTTGAAAACACTATGTCATCAGGCTGTACTACGTCTGTCTCGCCAAAATCAAATTCAGTTCCCATTCTTGCAGTAAAACCGCCCTGAGGGTCTAGAAACAATTTAGCCTTGTACATATTTTTACGTGTTGTCGGGTCTGTAATCGCAAGCGAAGGTGTTTTAAACGTAGCCGCGATATCTGTTCCGTCAAAGGTGTTTCCAGACTCTAGTCGATACACATACCCATCTGCATTCGCAAACAGCGCGTACTCTGTGTTATCGTTTAAGCTACTAGACGCTACGTATGCATTAATTCCGCGTAACTCTGCCCACGCCATGTCTGTACCGCCTTGAGCAGAAAACTGTGTCCCTAGTATTCCTCGAGCGGCGTTAGCAGTGTAGCTCTGGTTATATCCCAGCAATCTATACTGTGATTTTTCTCGAATAACGATACTCGAAAAACTTGAAGATGCGTTGACGAAATTCGTCATCGTCGGCTGTATCTTTCTTGTAACAGACGCAAGTCCAAAGTCATTGTTGCGTTCTGTAGCTGACAACAACCTTAATCCGTCGTGTGCCAAAAATATAATGTCACCGCCTATTTCTTGTGCGGTATCAGACCTGACTGCGCCGAGGTCTCGAGTTATCGGTTTTAACGAAGCGTTTGAAGTGTTAGGGTCTTGCCCCGGCGTACCCTGTAGTTCAAATATTGAATTTTCGGTGAAGATGAAAAGGCTCTCACGAAATGACACTAAGTCTGTGATAGCTCTGTCAAATTCTATTGTACCGCCGCCAGAAGCCGCTGTAAAGTCGGTGTCGCTAAAAGGTGCGGAATATGCTAAAGTTGTCGACTTACCAAAGAATAGCTGATCTCTGTGCGCGATAACGTGAGTTGCCCCGTCCACATCTCCCGGTGCCGTAGTTATTTGTGCAAACGTTGTGCCGTCCCATTTATAAGGCTTGTCGTTTCCGTCCGTAATGATTAAGACATCGTTTGATCCAAAGTGGTGTTTAGCAAACCGTGTTCGGCCTGTGCCTGAGATATTAACGCCGCCAGATCCGTAAACAGCGTTGTCAGTTAATTGAGTCCACCCAGAACCTCCAGAGCGGTACACATGTGTTCCACGTGTAGCAATCGCGGCCTGTTCAAACTCAACGACTCCACGGATAACTCCGCTACCAGTAATTGCGTTGCTATCCCACTTTGTGAATCCTTCGATACGGCGGTAGCCGCCCTCAACGGAAGGTTCAAAGTTACGTAGGGTTACCGCAGAACCGGGAAACTGTACGCCCTGCTGTACGGGGGCCATGTTAGTAATTAAACCACCCGCAAACTCGAGTGGAAACGTTTGCCATCTATCCACTAGAATGCCCTAAAGTAAGCGTGTTCGTTAACGAGGAGTGTACGCATATTCTTTATGCCGTTTTCAAACTTACTTTGTGATATGTTTGCCATCTCAATATTGTCACGAAACATATAGGCGTAGTACATAACACCGTCTACAATCACATGCCTAAATCTTTCCGGTATTGAGGGGACATCAGTCGAACTAGAAAGATCTACCGGCTCCATGTAGTACTCGTACTCAATCTCGTACGCTTTGTCAGGCATCGGAACAACAATAAATTCTTCGTTGGGAGTACGTACGACATTTCGTGACACGCCACCTTTTGTAGAGTCAGTCTCGTATTCTTGATCAATATATACGTCGAGGTATTCAGCGTATGTAAGTTGAGGTAGCCTACGTCCCTCGCCCACATTAAGAGATGTATCACGTTTTAATCTAAAGGAACCAAAGTCAACAAACTTTGCGTTTTCAACAAGAGAATAGCGTGACACGCCTGCCTCAAACGTTACTTCTTCTTTGTTGTGGTTGTACGGCCAAAAGAAATGCGCTTGGTTGATGTGTTTAATCGATGCATTAACTGCCTCTTTTAACGTCGGGTAGAATCCTTTAGCTGTTGTAAAGTTACTGGACGTAAGGGCTGTTTCGTTCAGCCTAATGGCGGCATCATTTACGAGTCCTAAGTAATTGTACGCCATTATCTTTCCCTAACCTTGAGTATAACTTTACGCTCCGTACTATTTCCTGCTGAAGTAGTAACGGCGCAGTAAATGTTGTAAGTTGTATTTGCGTCACCCGAGCCAATCTCAATTGTAGCGACTGTATTCGTATTAGACGAACTTACGTGTTGAAGACTATTAACGAAGGCCGCACTAGCCCATGTTTGTTTTACGCCAGAGGCATCGTCAATTTTCCACGTGACAGAAGATAAAGTTGCGCTACCCAAATACCGCGACCAATCTACACTAAAATCAAGCTGTTCATCCGGGTCTTTGTCCGGCCATTTTAACGCCATTAAGCGGCCTCCACATAAGTTGTTCTAGGTTTATCAGCAGGTATGTCAACGACTCGTACTTTATCTGGGCTTACAAAAGCAATTCGAGGTTTATCTGCGGCAACGTAAACTGTTCGTTTTTCAATGCGGTTGTTTGCATCAAAAATATTTGTTTCTGTAGTAATTGTAGTAGTCGTTACAGATCCCGTCAAACTAATTGACGGCAAAACTTCTAAAACTTTAACTACAACCGTCGCAGTAGTAACACTGCCCGTTGCCTCGACACTTGCAATTTCAAAATTCGTATCGGCAGTAATTGTAATGTCTTCATCAATTGCCGATGTAGCAGAAACAGAATTGACGACAGTGTTACAATTTCCAATTGCGTCAATATCATTAGCCGCCGTTGTTCCTTGCACAGCATCGACGGTAAATGTTTGATTAACGACTATTGTTAATCCATCGTCTGCGGTAGAAGAAGCACTTACTCCATCTAGATCGACAGTAGCCTTTGCAGAAACCGTTACATCATTCGCCGCAGATGTGGCTAACAAGGATTCAGTAGTAAATACAGCTTGCGCTTGTATTGTAGGGGTAGTAGAAGATCCTGTCGCTACCGCACTTTCTGGTGTTACATTTGCTTCAGCAACAAGGCTTGAAACGCCTCCAGTAGCACTCACTCCATCAACAGAAACTACGATAAACGATGCGTCAGCTTCAATAATGGAATCACCATCCGCAGTCGCTGTTGCCTCTACAGAAGAAAGTGTGAATTCAGCAAGCCCAACAAAAGTAGCAGAACCGTTCGCAAGACCTGTAGAAGACGCACTTTCCGGTGTTACATTTGCTTGAGCAACAATGCTTTCAGGAGATTCTACAGAGCTTGTGGCGGAAACACTTGGAACTTCTCCTGTTGTAGCACTTGCGTTAAGTGTAAGATTATCGTCAATAGCAGATGTTGAAGAAACACTAGGTAAAGTGAACTCTGCTTTTCCGATAATAGTTAAATCGTCATTTACAGACGAAGTTGCCTGAACGCTTGGGAGTGTATCAATAACCGCCCCGGCTTTAATTGTTCCTGCGCCACCACTAGCAGAAACACCCTGAATTGAGGCAACAACATGGACAACGTCCGCCTCAACAGTAATACTATCATTTATAGAAGAAGTTGCAGTAGCGGCTTCTGGAACAGCAACCGCTTGTGCTTTTATTGTTAGATTATCATCAACTCTTGATGTGGCAGAAACGCCGTCAACAGTTAAGGTAACAAATACACCTGTAAATATAGTAAAGTTTGGTGTTGTAAACGTTGCAGTTGCACCGCCGTCAATTGTAGCTGTTGCACTTGCTTTTGGAGTAACATCATTAACTGTGTTAGAACCAGAAACACGACTAGGCAACGTAAACAAACAATTTCCTACGAAATTAGGAGTGTTTGCAGAACTTGTTGATGTTGCAGATTCAGGTGTTACATTTGCATCAGCGGTTATGGTAAGAGTTGTGCCAAAGTCAGCTAGTTCACCGACGTATACTCGCAGATCACCCGGAGTGTAAGGCCAGTTAGTATTTGTTTGATATTGAGTAGCACCCCCATCGTAGGTTAAAACTCCTCCGGGAGGACCGGCGGAACCACCAAACTCTCCCGTTCCTCCACCAGACCATTGAGCGGATTCTAGTTGCCCACCGCCTGATGTTTCTTGACTGATGATATTCCTACCGTCAATCCACAAGCGAACCCGACCCGGCGCACCCGGTTTAAACTCCCATACTACATTGTGTGTACTGCCATCAAACTCAGGTATCTCAGAAAGAGCAACATCCGCTACAGCGATATCGGTGTCATCGCTAAGTAATTGTACACTAGTACTGCCCTCACCCGCTCTAATACGCAGATGATACACGTTGTTAATTTTGGAGATGCCAACGTAAGCACCTATACCACCACCACCATGCTCAAATAAAGCTTTTGGTTCGGAAACACTTGCGGCTGTGGGTAACTGTACCTCACACGCCATAACAACATTGGACGATCTGCCAAAGTCTTCAAGTAGTTCTGTGGTTCTTTCAACAAGAAAATCTTGAGTAAGGCCAAACTCAGGACTAAAGCCGTTAGTTATTGGGCTTGGTACCTGTATAGTAAAGGCACCATCATTTTCGCCAGAGTCTACAGGGGATAAATCAATCACAGAGTCCGCAAGAATAGTTGAATTACCGTCTACGGTTCCTGTGGCTTGGACACCTACAAAAGATGTTGTTGCAATTCCAATAACACCAGCATCGCCAACAGCGGAAGTACTGGGGACAGAAGCTACAGTATGCCTTGCGTCAGCTTCAATAGTGAAAGCGTCACCTGCGGAAGCTGTACTAAGTACAGAGGCCACAGTATGACTTGCGTCCGCTTCAATAGTGAAAGCGTCACCTGCAGAAGCTGTGGAAGTTGCGGCAGGTAAAGTAAGGGAAGATTCTGCGTTAACAGTTACGGTAGTGACAGAGCCAGTAGCAGAGATACCGCTGTGAGTAGTAGAGATACTACCACTACCGTATGTAACACCTCCGTAATTTTGTTGTCCGTAGATGGACCCTACTTTGGTAACAGAAAGTGGCGCACGAACGGTTTCTGGAAGTTTGCCGTAGTTGGAATCGCCATATCGGCCAAGACCATAGACAGCCTTTACCGGCACAGAAGTCACTTCAAGATAGGCGTAGATGGGTCCAGATGTCTCCCCATTTTGTGCAGTATAAAAACTAAGTGTGCCGTTGTTTACGGTAACTTCAGGTGAACGAATCCATATATCGTTGTTAGAGCCTGTACTGGAGGTTTCAGCAAAGTAATAAAAACTACCTGTGTTACCAGATGTATTGCCGGTGCCTCCAGATGGAGTTCCCCCAGAATCTCGGAAGAACTTTCCGTATTTACCTGTTGCGTGAGTACTGCCGTCTGTTGTTAGAGAAGACCATGTAACAGAATCGTAGTCAGACTGTATGTAATTTACATTACTGAGTTGACTATTGTCTTCAACAGACTGTACCTGAAAACTATGGGTACCCGTTTCAGGGTCAAACGTGTTACCCCCGATGTTAAAATCATCGAGTTGAACATCTCCAGTAAAAGAACTACCAGACTGGTATAAGACAACAAGACGGACGTTCTGCCCGATATAAGCAGAAATGTCCGCCGTGCGTTGAGTCCAAGTAGCACTATTCTGGGCAGGAACCGATATTAACGGTCCAACGATGTACCCCATAGTACTGCTCTACTTAGGCAATACGAATGACAGCGTTAGAAGCGTCAGCCGTTGGGAACTGAATTGCAAAATCGCCGTTTGTAGATGTCTTGGTTCCGTTAAAATCTAATACACAAACAGCATCATCATTGGAGTTAATCGTCGTGTTATATATAATTGCACCACTTTCGGAAATAGTAGCATTAGTAATTGTTTCATTAGCAAAATCACATATTGCAGTATTGCCATCTAACGAAACAGTGCCACTATCTAGTGTAACTCCACCCGCACTATATGGATTACTACCTGATCCTGTGTTACCAATCTCGTCACTGTTGCTTGTAACATCAGCGTAAGCATTTGTTGATGCATCATAGGTTCCGCTGTGAGTTGAAGCAATTAAAGCAATTTTAATTGTGTCACTTGTTAAATCATGCAATCCCTTTAAGATATCACGCTTAAAGTTATTTGCCATTGCAGTTGTAATAGCCATGTTTATTTTCCTTTATTCTGTATCATGTACTTAAGATGAGAGTTAATGCCTTGTGTGATGTACTTAGTTATCACTATTTTCATTTGCTCCCGAAAAATGTTAGCTTGATCACGCACAGGTTGTGGAGCGTCCTTACTAACAGAAAGAATATCGTTAACAGCCATTTCTGCAAGTTGTTCAGAAGAAAGAGGGCCGTTACTTGATGTGTATACTTTAAAATCAATCATGTTTCGAGTCTACGTGTCTCCGTGACAGAAATTAACACATCAAAGTTACTTGCAGTATCCGTAGAACAGACAATCTTATCCCCCGGATGCATTGCAATATGTGCGCCTGCGCCGCCAACTTCATGTGAAGAGCTCGCCGCCATATCGAGAGCGTTTAAAAGTTTATGATACGTTGTTGTTTCTGCGTGGTAAAACTCGACTGTTATTTTTTTATTTGCACTCGTACCAGAACTAATGTGAAAGAAAGTAATCTCTCCGTTAAAACGAGCAGGACAAGTGTACAAAACATTTCCAGAAGCACCGCCAGAAGTTGCTGTTACACTTAGTCCTGTCGTAACAAATTTAGACACTTATATCCACTCACCTGAAGACATTGCTTGAGCCAAACGCTCTGCGCGTCGGCCTACCTGATCTGCCCAGCGAGAATCCATCATCTGCCGTGCGGCCTCATGGTAATCCTCGTCCTCAATCGCGGCCCACATGTTTTGGAACTTCATTAAAATTGGAAGTCCGAGATTGAAGCCCATGTCAACAAGCACACGCTGACGAACAGAATCAAGTCCAGCAACCACGGGTTGTCTCGTAAGAAGTTCATCTTCTACAATCTTAATGTCGTTTTTGAGTAGATATCGAGCTTCATCTTCTGTGATGCCTCGGTCCTGAATATTACGTCCTACACCAATAGTCAGTTTGTCTGCTGTGCAGTGGTAAGGTTTTAGCTCTAAACCCTCATGATCAATCAGTTGATCTTCAAGAGTAGTAACGTCATACTTCATCATACTAGCACTTCCACCTACGACGAGCGGCCCTACCGCGTTCGCCTGTCCATCCCTTTGATCTAGCGCAAAAACTCTTGCGTCTCTTTGCCGCTTTACTTCCGGGCTTTACTTTACCAGTTACAGGAGCTTTAAGATTTGATCCCGTAGCCCTATTATACTTTGCGCGACCTTTAGCTGTCAAACCCCCGCCTTCTTTTACGGAGCGTTTTTCGCCTCGTCCCACAGATAAATTTACATTCTTTTTTGTGCGACCACCACGAGCCATTTCCCAACGTTCAGTGTACTTATTTTTTTCGTCCACTTGATCTTACCTTTGCTTTTTTGGTGTTTGCAACAAATTGCTTACCTTTTGCTCCGCCTGCTTTCTTTTTACGTGCAGTTGCGGCTCGGTCTTTTTGACTTAAACTTTGAGCCTTACTTCGTGGTAAACAGCGGTCAGGGTTCTTTTTGTTTTTGGATGTACCGCACTTACCTTTAATTTTTCCATCGGTGCCGATACGTACCCAATCTTGTTTGACCCACTTTTTAAGTTCACCCATTACTTCTTGCCTTTAGACTTCTTTGCGTAGTTGGGATCTTTACAGTATTTTGATGCGGCAAGATTAGCATACGCACTCGGGTATTTATCAAAGGTACGTTTTGCCCATGCAATACCCGCCGGACATATCTTGTTACCTTTCTTCTTAGCTTTGCCGCCCTTTGCCATTTTAGCACGGGCTGTTGCAAACCTTTCTGTGTATCCCATTGGTTTCATGTAGGTATACCCCCGGAGGGCCTGTCTTGAGTTTAAAGGATAAAATAAAAAGAGTCAAGGGGCCCGAAGGCCCCTGACATATTTAGGCAAATGTTGCCGCAGTCTCAGCAGTGCCGAGTTCCGCGATAACAGCGAACACACGGACTTTACCGTCGAAAGTTGCTGTGTTAGCAATCAAATCGATGGTGTCAGCCGCTGTGTACAGCTTCATTGTGCCTGCCGCAACGTTGATCTCATGTCCAGTAGCTGAACCTGAGAGAGCCGCGACGTATAGATCATCGTCAGAATCATCACCGAGATCAAGAACTGGTGAACCAGTTGATGCCGCTGTGATAACTTCAACGCCTGCCGCTAATACGAGTGTATTAGCTTTCATCTCAATTACTTCGACTGAGTCGGAAGTAGTTAAGTTGGTTGAAGAGAAGTCTAAAACGACTTCGACGATTTGAGGTTTAATGCCGAGGGGGACGCCCGCAACGGCACCAGTAACAGTATATGTAGCCATTGTTTAGTCTCCTTATGCGGCAGTTGCAACAACACCCTGTACGAGAGCTTCTGGACGTAGGACCTTACGGCCAAATACGTGCAAGCCACGAACGATGTCGCTGAATGTTTCAGTTGAACGGACAACCTCTGTCTTAGCGATGTGCGATGCAGTCGCTGTAGAAGACATGTGACCAGCAAGAATTACGAAATCATTCGTAGTATCCTGTGAGGTTACAGTTACAACATCTGTACCAGAGTTGTTAAGCGCGGTTGACTTGTAGCAGTTAAAGCCAGCAATGTTACCTTGCATAACAAGACCGTTACGTAGCGGTGAAGTTGCGTCGCCAGTTACCTGTACTTCTGCCAACTTAGCACCGGCACCAAACAATGCTTCGTAGAAAGCAGGAGGTGCAACGAACCAGCGGTTCTCTTCTGGAATAGATTCATCATCCAGATCACGTGCCATAGCAAGCATCGCATTAACAGCACTGTCACCTTTAGTAGCCGCAGTGTAGATGTTAATTGGGGATGCCGCTGTACCGTATGATGTGCTAGTATTACCAGCACCATCGGCCATTGCTTGAAGAACGCTAGCATCATACTTACGCTTCAAAGAGAACGCACCAGAAGATGTAGCCAACGCCTCAAAATTGACGTGTGACTGACGCTCTTCGATGTCGTCAATCTTGAACGCGAAAGCATTCGCTTGATCAACAACCATTGTGATCTGATCGTCAGCGAGGTCTTGTGGGTTGACCACAGCACCACGTGAGTAAGAAGATACAGTGATTGTAGGTTCTTTGATGATACGAACTGTGTCGCCGTAGTTTTCGATTTCACCAGCGTAATCGGTGTTGGTGATATCTTCGGCTACCGACGCACGACGGAAAAACTTCAGGACTTTCTGAGAAAAAATCTCAGGAGTAAAGTTCCCTGAAGGCAGGTTGTTATGACCTGATGCGCTATTAAAAGCCATGTTATTACCCTTCCTTATGAGATAGTTAGGTTATTAAGTTGTATAGTCTATTCGGCCTTCAGCACGTGCGGCATCGAGTTCAGCTTCAAGCTTCTCGAATTGCCACGGCTTCATTTTACCGATTTCAGATGCTTTCCAGATTTTTTTGTCAGGAGAAGCTTCTTTAACCACGTCTTTTGCTGTGGCTTTGCTTACGGCTAAGGCCGCATCAGCATCGCTCTTCTTTTGACGTTTCTTTACAATACCTGTATCGGCTTTGTATAAGTCGAGGACTCTACTTGCCCATCTAACATCAGAATTATTTTTGTATATGCCGTCGGCTATACTATCAGGCTGTTCATCCAACCATGATATAAATTCTGTGCTACCTTTAAGCTCTGGAAAATCAGGATGTAAATTTAAAAGTTCTTGATACGCCGCTTGTGATTGAGCTTTTTGCTCGCGGTTTTTTAAACTTTCTACCTCTGATTTCAGTTCCTTTAGCCGGTTCTCTGCTTGAATGGTCGAGATTGTTTCAACAACATGATACACATCCGGATATTTTTCTTTAAACTCAGCAAGTTCTTCGGGAGTTTTTGGAAGGTCACCCATTGGAACGCCTTCTTTAGCTCCTATCTGTTGTGCATTAGTAATCTGTTCTTTCTCTTGTTTCCATTCTTCGAGTTTGGAGTCATAGTGTCGTTTAAGATCATCATACCGTTTTTTATAGTCGGTATCTGATCCCTTTGCAGGTTCTGCAAATGAAGTAGATTCATTTGTTTCGGGAGTAGCCTCTTCTTCTTCTTGTGAGGGGTCCGTCGCTTCTACTACTTCGTCGTCGTCATCTTTGTAAACGTCCTCTCGGTATTTTCCTTTATAGATTTGATCGTTATTGATCGTTCCGAAAGAATCGTTTGCTTTGTTGGCGCGATGCCCTTTTGGTTTTGCCATTTTTAGTCTCCTATCTCACGGGGCCTCATGGCATGAGGGTAGCCGTAGGTTTCGGGGCCTGCGGGATTGCAGGGTAGCCGTTTAAATCTAGGATTTATTGTCCGGATGTTTAGGGTTAGGTACCCATGTTCCTTCCGGACCTATAATATAAAGTTGTACCTCTTTCTTTGTACTTTTCTTTTTAGGCTGTGAACTCAATACAGGTCGAAATTTTTCGGGCACGTCCCTGCCTTCTTCTACAGCTTGCTCGTACTGATCAACAAACGTTTCTGCATACTTCATAAAATCTAAAGTCGACATTTTAGAACGCTTGTCTAAAGGAATATTTCTGTACACTTCTAGTGCAACGACGTTGTTTGTCTCGTCCATTTTTTGAGACGCTCCGCCTTCGCCTAAAAACTCATTTACTGTGAGTAAACTACTTGCTACAATTTCGGGGTATTTATTGTAAAGTGCCATCGTCCCACCGAGGTGGCGAATGGCATCAAATTTATTTTCTAAAGCGTTTGTGTTTTCTAGTTTAGCGGCCTGCTTTGCGTACTCACCGGCTTCTTGTTTAATAGCATATGCATCACCTAAACCGACGAGTCCCGCGCCAAATGAAGCAACTGTGTCTACTACGCCAGTAAAACCGCCTTCAGACATGCTCATACCTTCAGAAGGATTAGCAGGTTGTTGGTCTAGTGCTTCAGCCTCTGGACTCTGACCATTTTCTTGAACTCGTTTCTCTGTCTCTTTCAAGCCGCGTTTGTTTATCTTTTCTAAACGATCATACCCGATAACTTGTGCAACGGCTGGTGGAATTAAAACCTCACCCTTTGATACCAACAAAGAAACTTGCGTATCTAGTTCTACTGCATCGATGTTTTGCGCCTTATCAACACCTTGTGTTTTTAACTCTTGTAAAGCACTAAGAATCATTTTTTTAACATCAGCACTTCCCATGTATTCAACAGCCGCCGCGTTTAGTACATAACTACCTTCTGCGACTTCAACTGGAACATCATCGGCAACAGTTTCCGCCTCTGTCATTTGTTCAGGGGGACCGCCAACAAATCCAACAGGACCTTCAATACTTTCTTGAACCCCGCCCATCTGAGCTTTTTGTACAGGTCCCCCCTTTACAAAATTAAATGCGTTTGTAGTACTTCCGCCACCAAAGTAACTAAACGGATTGACAGCGTCTAGGGCATCACTGGTATATGGTGCGGCTATGTTATACAGAGGATCTGTCATATTACCTAATAAACCACCCAAAATTGCAGAACGCGGTCGGGTTACAGTGCCAGTTACACTTGTTGCTACTGTAGGTCGTGGGGGTTGATCACCCCCGTATTTTCTTCTTTCTTCTTGCGCTCGACGTTGTTCGGCCAACATCTCTTGTTCTTTTTCAGGCGTAACCGCGTAGCGCGTATCAATTGAACCGTAAAAAGCTTTTGCCTCTCCAAACTGCCTAGTGCCACGCCCGGTTTTAGTTAGCTCTTCCGACCGGTATCGATCTACTCTTGCTCCGCCCGGAGTTACGGTGCCGATGACATTTCCGATAAAATCAGTAAACCCGTAGTCTTCTGTGATTTTTCCGATGTATTTTTCGGACGGAAGAATTGCGTATTCTCTGTTGATAGACGTGCCAAAACGTTCGTGAACTGCGTTAAGCGCCTTAGTAACTCCACGTTCAATTCCTCCAAAAAAAGAATTGTCCTGTTCCGGCGGCGCAATCTGAGACGCAAGCCCATATTCTCCTATGGCACCTGCAAAAAATGCTGTATCATCTGCGTTGTACCGACCGCCTCTAGGATCAAACCCTCTCATTTCATTTTCAGCGTTTAGCACTGTAACCGGACGGTTAAAATTATTTCCTGTATCTAAGATCTTATCCATTTGGTCGAAGACATTACTGACCTCATTTAACTGGTCCATTACGTCGTCGTTTCTATCGGCACCTCTGCCAGTAATCCCCATATTAGCATCAACTTCAGCACCAGATCCTCCACGGCCACCTCCACCGCCTTGATTCCAATTTCCCATTTCTTATTATTTCTCCGCGTCTACCACACTCTGGTGGTTAGATTTGAGGTTCAGGAGCGTTTCCAGTAAAACCATCTTCCCCTGCAACTGGAACATTTCCCGTTCCGATTGTGCCGTCACCAGTCCCCGAAGCGTCAACTGGTGAAGGTCCGCCAGATAATTGGTCAGGGCCTCCCATGCCTGCGGGTGGTTGACCAACGGGCCCACCTTCTGGGCCTGTTCCTTGTTGAGCATTTGCGAGTCCTTGTAGTACCTTTGCGTAGAGTTGTGCTTCATCAAGATCATTAACCAGTTCTTCTGGGTCAATATCTTGTGAAATAGCTAGCTCCTTCATCAAGTTTGGTAGTTTGATAAACGGGGCAAGCATCGGGTTAGAAACTGTCTGAAGAAGTGTCGTAAGCCTCTGTGAGCGTACTTCTTTTTGCATGACAGCGGCGGTACCACGGGGCTTAATACTAAGGTCACCGATAATGTCAGGGCTACTGTCATTGTATTGCATATTCCACTGAAAATACGCAAGTCCAAGAGGCCTCAGTAAAAAGTCGTCAATGTTCTTAACAACCGTCTTTATTGACATGCTACCTTGTGATAGGAGCATTGAAAGGCCGGACGACGTACGTCCAGTTCCTGTAACGCCTGTTTGCCCGTGCATAACTGATGGAATACCTGTCTCTTCGTCTGCAAGTTGACGTGAGATCTGATACATCTGTATATTTTCCGGCGCAGTATTCGGAAACTTCAGACCGTTAATTGCAGTGCCGGTAACTCCCGACTGACGTCTAAACACTTTTCCGGGAAAAATGTCAAAGTTCTGGCCGGGAACAAGTGATGCTTCGTCTACATCGAATACGAGATTACCTGCGAGTGCTAGGTTATCAATCGCCATACGAACGTGACCGTTCATGAGCATCTGTGCGTCTTCCATGTTTTCGGCTACACCAACACCCCAAATCTGGTAAGGGTTGATTTCAAATGGAAAAGCGTAGTACGGAAGACGTGCGGGTGTAAATGGGTTTAGAACACAACGTAATACGTTTGAACCGCACACCCACACATTTACTTGTACTTGATCGAGGGGCGACAAATCATCGGGAATATCGAGCCCTACTTCATTAGCAAACTTAGAATCTAAAACGCCCCAATACTCAAGGACTTCAAAGCGGTTTTCTTGATAGTATGGTTCAGTATCATCTTCACGAATTGTATCTTCGTAATACTTGTCTTCGTAGTTTGGTCCCTTTACAATAGCTGTTTCAATAGCTTCGGCGTTAAAATACGGGCGGTTCATTAGAGAGCGCAACTGCTGACGATTCATGCGGTGACGTTGAATAACATATTCACAGTCGTCAATACTTGTTGCCGAGGGATCAGGATGAAAATCCCATAAAGATACGTGCTCTAAACGAGGTACAATCTTTTCTTCGGGGGTGTATTCTCTTTCTCCGTTTTCGCCACGAGTCCATCGGTGAACTTTATCGTAAAAATTAAATGGGCCCTTTACAATACCAGTGCCAAGAAGAGACGCCTCAAAGACTGCGTACCGCATTACGTTTACGGCATCAGTATCTAAAAGCTGATCGTGAATAACCTTTTCAAGGGCATTTGCCGCTTCTCGTGCTGGTTCAAGCTGGGGTTCTCCGAGCTTAGATGGGCCTTCTGCTAATTGATCGGCCATCTCTTGGTACTTACCGAAGTTTAGTTGTGTTTCTCCGGGAGCAAGATCCATGCCATCTCCGGGAAATCCAAATGGACTTTGAACTTCATCTCCGGGTCCCTTTACGTGAGCAAACTCAACTATACCTTCTGGAACGGGGCTAGGCTCAACAACTATTGGAAACTTTTTGTTCGCAAAAAGAATATCAATAATCTGACCGTAAGCCGCTAAGACTTTTGTCTTTGTTATTTTGATAAATACTTTAGAGCGCTCTGAATCTCGGTACTGCGTCGTACTATCGTAAACTCCACGATAGTTTTTATACGCCTGTAACCAACGTTGTTCAAACGTTCTACGACCATTTTCAGAATCGTCAAATTTAGCTCTAATGTGTCCGGCCAGACCCGGCATTTTATCTTCAGCGTCTACAAATTCGACCTGAGAGTCATCCGGGGCTTGCAAGAAGCCCTCATCAGCCATCCTAAGTTACCTTTTATTAAGAAAGAGGATTTTCTTTGTCAGCATTTAAGATTGAAGCGTCAAGCTGTCCTTTATTAACGCTACCTGCGTCAACAATTAACTCTTCTGTGTTTGCTTCTGTTGTAAAGTCAGCAGATTCACGAACTAGGTTGTTTTCTCCGCAGTTGTAATCGATACCGTATGTATCAGCTTCCATAATATTTTTCATGGCATTTCATTTCCTTTATCTTGAGACTTCTCTCGAAGACCTCGCATAAATTGTTGGTACTCAGTTAGTCTTTCATTAAGTGGTCTAGTATCAACAGGAACTTCAGAAGTTTTGTCGTATACTGGACTCATAGAAGGTCCTTGGACCGTAGGCTGTGGTTCGTCCTTTTTTGGACTCGAAAAAGCATCTTGAACTTGATCGTAAAGAGTGTTCCCGAAGTCATATAGTGTCTTCGGCTGGCCCTCCTCTGACGGGGCAAGCTGTTGCTGAATTCCTTTACGAAGTTGGTATAGCCCGTATAAGCCGCGTCCAACTTTATATCCCTGCCTTCCGTATTTAAAGAGTTTATCCATTTGTGTCTCTTCAGAACCGGGAGTTGTTTTTGTGGAAGCCGCTTCAACAGCTATATCCAGTGCTTCTAGTCCTTGAGGCAGAGAAGGGGTGGCTTGTCGAACTTTTTTAAAACGATCTCCGAGTTCCTTTAAAGCTTCTACAATATCGTCATCAAGATCATCGTCAGCAAGTTCGAGAGGAATGGGTGCTCGTGTTTCTTGTTTTGTTGTGGTTGTTTTTTTAGAATCTAGTACTTTTGTAGCTTCTGCAAACTCATCACTTTGTAGTATTTTAGCTAGTCGAATCGTACCGAGTGCTTCTGCTTCCTTATTTTCTACGGTTTTTTTCGCGTAGTCACCGACAGCAAATTCGGTATATCCCGCCTCAAGCACAGGGTCTGATTTAAATACAAATGTTGTCCCATCTTCGTTGGTAGCTTTAAGACCGCCACCTTGTGTCGGCAAACCGTCCAAAAACTCTTTACCTAGCATCTTCTTATAGCGAGGGCTAGTGACTAAATCTTTTGCAATAATTACTGACTTCAACTCATCAGGGAGTTGACCCTCGTCAAACCCAATTTCTTTAAAGTACTGAACAGCGTTTTTAGTCTCAGAATATGCAACGAGTTTTGCGTCAGCTTTTAATAGTTTGGGGGAGACAACTTCGTAGTACATTTCATCTTCAATGTACTTAGATGCTTCGTCTGAACCAACACGGCCCGCCGCAAATAAACGTTCATCTTTGTCGAGACCTGCTTCTAAAAGAATCCCTTCCTCAAGGTCCCGATAATCCCCCATAGTAAAGTTTTTTTCTTTCGGGTTACCGGCGCTATCTTTTCCGGTAACAGTCGGCAGATCGTCTTTGAGTTCAGCGTTTACACGTGAAGTTAACTTTTTGTAATCTACAAAGATCGTTCCCTTTTCCCGCCCTGCAATTGCTGACTCAAGAAACGGTCTTGAAGCAGGGCGCAAAATAACAGTCTTTTCTTCAGTTGGTTTTCCTTTGGATTTTCCTTCAATAAAAGTCAAGGTGCCCATAACCGGATCGTAGCCGGAGACTTCAAAATCTCCCATATCCGACATACGAATACCGCTGAAGTATTTAAAACCTAGGAAATCTCGTTCAGCCTTTTTTCCTTGGGCATTTAAACGAGCGAGTACGGCTTTTGTTCCCGCGTGTACGTTTTCGTTAAATTTCTTTTTAGCTCGTCCTCGAAAGTACTTATAACCCGTGTATACTGTCCACTCTTCTGTACTTAGAAGCTGTTTAAGTCTGTTATTGATACTAGACTGCGGTCCTGACTTATCGTTTAGACCAGCCTCAGTAAAAATGTTGTTCAATCGGTTATTTACTTCAAGAACGCCGCCTTGTACAGACACACGACCTGCTTTCTTTTCACGTTCAACTTGCCCAACAGAGTACGGGCTCGATACGTTCCACTCCGCAATAGCCTTTCCGTCAGCAAGTTCGGCTAGTTTGGTATCGAGAATCTCTTGCCCATTATACTCAAAACCAGAGAGCTTCCCCATTACAGATGCAATTTCTGTTGCCAAATTTTTCTCACGCTGTGCTTTAAGCGCAAGAGATTGCCCGAGAGTAAGTTGCTGTAGTTCTTTAGGGGTAAAGCGTTGTTGAGCCATTTAGTATCCGAAGGTTGCGTCTTGTGGTTGAAACGTGCTATTCTTAATATCGTTCAAAGACTTATGTATGGAGACATACCCTGATGTTCGAGTCATTAGCATGTAACGTAGCGCATCATACGCATGGTCCTCTGCTTTTGTATCAACATCTTCAGAATTTGTTTTTGAAAGAGGAATTCCCGCTAACTGCTTTATTATATTGGTGCATGTGTTGAAAAATTTAACCGTAGGTTCTTGTGTGAACTCATTATCACCTAAACGGCGATGTACTTCCATCTTTCCTGCAATACGGTTGCTATCCGAGGGTGCCCAACGACATCCCATCCGCATCATGGTTTCAGCAATAGACGGGCCGTATCCAGTTCTATTCCAGCACGATTTATCGAGAACAGTGTAGTGAGGTTGTGGGTCCCACTCCTCCATTTCTAATATTTTAGCGGCAAGTTGTTCTGCTGTAAAGTGTTTTACGTATAATTCTCTATATACCCATATGTTGTTGTCCCAGTCGATTGCGCCCCATAGTACGCACGAAGGGCTTGCGTAGCCGTAGTCGCAGGCTCGTATGCGCGGCCAATTTGTCGGTAATTCAATTGGTTCAACGCAGTGTTTGAGCTTGTTAAACTCTGGGAATGCACAGCCTTCTGCGACGTCCCAGTCACCATCGAGCAGGCGTTTTCTTTCAACCTCTGGTAGTGAGAGGAGCATTGCCTCGTATTGTCCGTCCCGCATGAGGTACGGGTTGTCTGTGAGTCTTGCGGGGACGAACTTTCGCCAGTAGAGCGGTTGACCTGCCTTTGCATGTCCATCCGGGTATACGTATGGCTTTCCCGATTCCATGTCGGATGGAACGTAACGCTCACCGGGCTCTCCTTGGTCGATGTACATCTTTTTGACCCACCAGCCGCCGACACCGCCGGGGTTTGCTGTGCAACGCATGGATAAGTTTGCCGAGAGTTCTGGGTCTGTAGTCCGTAGACGTGACCGGAGGTATTCCCATACATAGGGTGTGGGATACTGGGTGATTTCATCGATAGCTATCCAATTGAATGCCTGCCCTTGATATCGAGTGACGTCGTTGTCCTTGTCGAGGTATGAGAACCATATAGTAGCTCCGGATGGAAAGACCCACGTCGACTTACTTTCACGGAATGTGGCGCCGGGAAACGCTTTGGGATACAGTTGTTTCGACTTTGATATGAGTTCAGTCAACTCATCGAGAGTGCGGCGTAGAAGAAGCCCCCGATGGTTAGGGTTGTGACAATAGCGGAGAGGATCAGCAAGCAGAGCGAAACTTTTTCCGCCTCCAGCCGCTCCACCGTACAATACATCTTGTTCTGGGGCGGACAAGAACTCTTCTTGAGGCCCCGCATTAGGTTGAAATACAACATCAGATTCACCAATTAGCTCCTTTACGTGTGAAGGTAATTGGTCAACATCTCCCATGTCTACAAGACGGGACTTTTCGCCTTTTAAGGCTGTTTCAACTTTCTGTGCGGCACGAATACGCTGGTTCGCCCGCTGATTTTGCTTCTTTGCGGCGGCTTGCTTCTTTGCCGCCTCTTTTTTTGAGCGGTTTATGCTAGCTTGCGTCGCTCTACGCGCTTTTTCCGCAGTAGAGAGGTTATAGCGGGCTTTGGGCGCATTTGGGTCTTTCTTCGGACGGCCCCGTTTGCGTTTTGGAGCTTCAATTTCTTCACTCAACGTGATCTACAACCATT